TCTAAAATCCCACTCGTAAATCCCCCACTTCCGCTACTACCTCCAAACGCTCCGAATAAATCAAAAATCCCCTTCCCCACACTCCCGGCGCTATTTAAACTCGATAACGTATCTCCCGCTCCGGTTTGATTCGTCGAAGTTGATCCAAACAACCCCGTCCCACTCGTACCTCCCCCACCGCCAAATAAACTCGTCCCAAACGTTCCGAATTGACTAGCAAGATTTCCAAACCCCAACGCCCCTAATGCCGTACCAATTGCGGGTTTAATAAGAGTGAAATTAACAATTTGAGAAAGAATTGAACTCAGAGTCGTTTTTAACGTCTCTCCCCAACTCTTAACCTTATTCCCATCAAACGCATCTTTCAACGCCGTTGTCAACGTATTCTCAATCGTATTCGCAATTCCTACAATCCCCGATTCCAATCTCTGCTGTGCTTGTTGCGCTTCGTTCAACGCAATCCGCATTTTCCCCACAGCATCGACCATCTGTAATCGTTTATTATATTCTTCATCCAACGATGTTAATCCAGCCGCCTCAAGAGCTACTTTTGTCCTCAACAACTCAACTTGTCTCTGAATCTCCGCACTAGTCTGTCCTTGAAGGCTAACTTCAAGCTGCATACTTCTTATATCATTTCCACTTTGGATATCCAATTTTTGAAACTCTATAGTTGATTTAAGAATATCCAATCTTCTCGACTTCGCTAAATTCTCCTCTGTAACTCTCTTCGCCGCCTCCGCCGAAACCTCACTACCCCTTGCGTTAGCGGCATTAACCAAATTTTGAGTCTCCGCAACAGCTCTATTTCTCAACTCCATTTCTCTTCCGGCCGATGCACCGCTTTTAGTCGCTTCGGATAATCTTTCCGCCGCCGCTATTTCGGGCGTCATCGCCGCAACAACCTGTTGCGCCCCCAACACAGCGTCGGCAAAACCTTTCGTCATTATCCTTTGTGCAGCTTCATTTATCAAAGTATTCTTAGTATTCTCATCTAAACTTTCTCCATATTTCTGATATACTTCATTAGTAGCTTGAACAATCGCTTGAGCTTTTAATCCCTCCACAGTCCCAGCGCGAGTAGCATCGGCTTGAAGAATAGTCCCCCTAGTCGCCGCGTCTTGAATTTTATTAGAATTTTCCAATTCTGCCGCGTATCTATTCAAAACCGCCGCGCGAGACATCGTTAACTCTCGTTCAGCTTGTGCCGGATTCATCTTTTGATCAAGAATCCTAGCTTCAGCTTCTTGTTTAGCAGTAACTAAATCACTCGACATTCCCCATTCTTTTTGAGCATCTAGATTCTTTTGCAACATTCTTTCTTGTTCATCAAGAGCTTTATTAGTCCTTTCAATAGCATTTGGATCAAGAACCCCTTGAACTCCACCTGTATTAAGCCTAGTATTAGCAATACTCTCTGCCCTTCTAGCTCCTTCCATAGTAAAGCTAGGATTACCAGCTCTCTCAAAAGCTTCCATCGCAATAGCTGCGTTTCTAGCCGTTGCCGCCGCGAGAATCTTTTGAAACGCCTTATTCTCCGTCGTTTGAAATTCTTTCCAAATCAAATCCAACTGAGTATTTAAGTCCGTCGATCCACCCAACGGGGCTTCTCTTCCTCCCAACCATTGAGCAATTCCAAAAGCACCAGAAGTTGGATTAACCGCCGCCGGATTCATACCACTTTCAGCTTGCAACCTCCCCACAATTCCAGCCGCCTGTTGGCCTGTTAAACCTTTGTTTATAAAATAATTTAGCGCCGTTCCTATATTATCACTCCCAGGTATATTCGCACTTGCAACCGGCGAAGTTCCACCTATTCCTAATCCGCTTCCAATACCCACACCCCCAATCGCCCCCGCAACTCCGGGAAACGGCAGAGCCATAATTCCCAAAGTCGTACTCAACCACGCTGGGGGCTTAAATTGAAATAATTTATCAATCCCTTCAATAAGCTTCGTTATTTTATCCAAAACAAATTGAATCGCCGTACTCTTCGCCAATGTATCAAGAAGAGAATCCCAAGAATTCTTCATCTTTAAAATCGCGGTGTCAAACGGTCCTAATGTAGAGAGTAAATTACCTTTTAACCTTTGATCCACCCTTCCAGCGATTTCCGCTAGAGCCTCCATACTCTTACCCATTTCTCCCATTTTTATTAAATTACTCGCCTCTTTACCTGTCAACGCATCGACACTCAATGCAAAATCAACCGCCTTTTCAACCCCACTTGCTAATGCATTTGCAAAAGTTCTAGCCGCATCGCTCGCCTCCCCACCAAAAGCCGCTGCGAAATTTGCACCAACTCTAGCAATTAGCGCCGCCGCTTGTGGATTTATACCCTGAACTCTAGTTACATTTTGAAGACTAGAAATAGCATCGCTTCTACTCAACCCCGCCGCTTGTAACTCCGGGATCATATTTTGAACCCCGGCGGCGGAAATAAGAGAATTAGTTCCCAACGTTCTAAGTGTAACTCCTAACGATCTAATTTGACTATCAATACTTACCGCTTTAATTAAAACAACCGTAAGAGCCGCACCAAGAGCTAATAACCCCGTCGTTGCGATTCCAACCGGAGTAACCAACCATCTTCCAACTGCAACTCCAAAACTCGTAACCTCCGCCGTCATATCCCTAAAGAACTTCCCAATATTCTCTCGTCCAATCTGCTGGAAAATCTGAATAAATTGCCCACCCTGTTGTGCAAGAATTCTAAACGGCGCTTGGCCCATCGCCAAGCCGCTTACAACATCGTTCATCTGAAACGCAAAGTTCGTCATCGCAAAGTTCATAAGCCTCTGATTCGTATGCGCATCTCCGACTGTATTTGAATAATTCCTAGTCGCCGCCGCCGCCTTTTGTCCAGCTACCGTAGAATTATTATAAACATCAATAGCTTTATTAACTTGTGCGTTATAATTCGTATAATTAAGCGTCCCTGTCTTCATCAACTCGTTTAATTCATTCATAGTTTGTTTATAATTTTTGGCGGCCGTCGCGTCTTGGTTAAATTTTTGAGTCAAAAAATCTAATCTATCCGCAACATCTTTAATTCTTTTTACATCAAACGCTTTATTCTCTGCCTCAGCCCTTAAAATTAACTCATGTCTTTCTAACCCGAGAGCTTGAGTTCTATTATACGTATCAATTAAAATTTGTTGAGTTATTTCCTTACTTTTAAGCATAGCCATTTCTTGGGCTTGAACTATCTTATTTTGAGCCTGCACTATTTCATTCGCCCCCTCCATTTGTAAACGTAAATTACGACTAAAATCCGGTCCAGCAACCGGGCCAGTAACTTGTTGAATTCCTAATTGCGAAGTTTGTAAATTTTGATCCGCCCTCGCCTGAGCAATCATTTTAGCTCTAGTTTCTAATAATCTTTGTGCCGCTACCGCTCCTTCATTATAACTATTAATTATTCGCGAATTCATACTTATATAATTCTGCTCCGTAATCAATCCGGCCGCGTATGCTTGATTCAAACTAGCCAATTCGCTAGTCATTTGCTTCGCACTTGCACTTGCCGGTTGATACTTCGCTATTAAACTCCCCAAACTTCCAATAGCGTTTTGAAACGCTCTTTCTAATCCAGCATAAGTCGCCTCAAGTCTTTTATTCTCCTCACTCGCCAAAGCAATTACGTTTTTAAGATCTAAAACCTTCTTCGCCTGCAATTCAAGTGCCCGACCTGCCCTCTCCGCGGCTTGTACGTTACTCCCCCCCATAATCCCAATAAGACGATTCATTTCCACTTCAGCTTTATTCGCGGCCGCTGCTAGTGGGTTTAAACTCCTTTCAATTTGCCCCAAAAACCTATTCGTATCTCCTAAACTCTTAACAATTCCCGCGCCCGACGCAGTTACACTTCCCGTCACTCCAGCCGCGGCGGCTTCGACGGCCTTAAAAGAATCAATAAGTCTTTTAGAAAGCGCCTGAGCCTCTACGCTTCCTTGACGCAAGCCACTAGCATCAATAATTAACGATACTACAGCTTCGTCATTACTACCTTGCATGTTTCTTCCTTAATATTTAGAAGTTATAACAAGCGCCGGATATGTCAATTCCGATCCAGCATGTGTATGAAGTCTTTGTTTCCCGGATCTTCTATTTTGCACATAGTTCTTCCTTAATACATATGCACTTTTTAGCTCAATATATTTCAACTCAACGCTTATGCTTTGTCTATGCCGCCGAAGAATAATTTGTCTAACTTTTTCAACAATTCCTGGCGGAATATTTCTTAACCTCGCCCCCCGCACATGAATCTTTCTAGCATATGGTTGATTATTAACAAGAATCAACCTCTCCGTCGAACTCGGAACAGAATTCTCATTTACCAAAATCCCATCGGCTTCTAGTAACCAAGATTTCTTATACCTTCCGCTCTGAACGGGTGAAAGATTTCTCGCCGTTTGTATCGCCAATTTCCCCACTTGTCCCATACGTAGAAAAACGTATCTAATAACCCCATATGGTCTCACACTATTTTCATTTAAAACCTCAATTCTATCGGCAAAAATCTTGTATTCCGGTCTATCTTTCTGTCGACTTAAAAACGCTTCTAAACTCTTCCTAGCAACTTCAATATGCTTTTTTTTTGCCGCTTCGGGGCTGAATCTTAAAAGATTCAGCTCTAAAACTTGTTCAAACCCTCCTCTCATCTTGTTTTCTTTCCCTGTTTACCCTTCCTTCTAACCACCATAGTAAGCAACTGCTCAGCAGCTTTCTCGGGGTTCATCTCCGTTTCCTTAAGTTTTTCGGCCTCTTCATCCTCCTTACTCTTCCCCCACGGATTTGTTTTCTTAACAAATTCCACTCTTCCTTCAATCGCAATTTCCAAATTATTTATATTCGCATCCAAAATCCCATTTTCTCCCCATTGTGGTATCCACCCACACGCAGTCTTGAAGAGATCGTGAAAATATTCTTCAAGACTTATCATCCGTTTGGGCTTAGGTTTTCCGTATTTAAATTATCCAAATTATCCTCGGGCTCATCTGGAAGAGGTCTACCACCATTGCCAAGAATAGCTACGTATTTAATCAACGAAATAAGAAGCTCGGCCGTCATGCCGTTTTTATAAACCCGTTCTGGCAAATCCTTAGTGTCTCTGTCACTTAGGTTCAACCCCATTCTTAACACAAAAACCGTCGCGTCAAAATTCTCTCTCACCAACGCCGCGCGAGCATTTGCAAAACCATCAAATTGCCGATTAATAGCCTGTGCGGCCCTAATCGTCGGCTTTAACCACAAATCTTGCCCGTCAAAACTAACAGGCGTCTCACCAGCATTAATTCTCGAATCCATTTCCATTTTCCTTGTCGGAGGAATGGAAGGGGCTGCCGACACAACCCCTTCCTGTTGAGTTTCCTCAACACCCAAAACCCGTGAAGGTGAAAGGGTAACTCCTTCACTAAGCTTTGAGGTTTTTCCCCTTTGTCGGCGGGGAACTTGTGTAATAACTCGTTACTCGTTACGAAGCTCCGGTAAAGATCGGAGTGTTAATATCCAACGTAACCATAGCTTTAATAACGTTGTTAACACTCCCCATCTGAGTCCTATAACTCATTACTTTCGCACCAAAGTAAATAGTATCAAAACTAGCATCGGCGCCTGTAAGAGTAATTTTAAAAGGATACGTAAACTGGTTCGACGCATTTCCATACGACGACAAAAGCGCCTGCCCCGCATCGGTTAAATCCTGTCCTAACGTAAGAGATATATTCCCATCATCAAATCCACCCTTTAACTTATACATCCTTCCATCCGCAACGGCCTGAAAATTCACCGGCGCAAACATTCTTCCAAACTCTCCGAAACTCTCAATCAACCCCACTTCCGTTGCAATCGTAAGACCCGTAAAGTCCCCAATCGCATTTGCACTCCCTTCAATATCCACCAGCGCAGTTGCGCTTGCATAAAGCCTTGCACCTAACGTTCCAGCAGCGGCCATGATCTTTACTCCTTAAATTTAATTAGTTACACAACACAATCAACCTAATCCAAATCTTGGCGTATATACAACCAATCAACAGTCACGAATTTACCCACCGAATTCGTAGAACTAAAGCAAATCGTCGGGTAAAGACTTTGACCAAGCTGCGCGGCCGTTGTCATTTGTGAACCAACAACATTACCATCAATAGTAAAAGTCGCGGTCCCACCAGCCTGAAGTTGCAGACCAAGAATCACATACGTATCCGCCACAAACGCTATGACCGAATCCTCATGCGTCTCATCCACATCATTATTCACACCAGTAAACCAGATATTATCCGTAGTCATTCTAGTATCAAACATAAATCCAACGGCGTTGGAAGCATTACTAGTTATAGTATTACTCGCCCCGGCACTTTCAATCGGAATTTCCAACGCCACCTTCTGATCCGTTAATCCAAAGAAGAAACTAACATTAGTAATAGCACTAAGCTTAACCTTCGCTCTAAGCCTAATAGCGCCATCAGAAATCATAAAGTTTTCGTCAGCAATAGCTTGGCTTCCGTTCAACGCAAAAGTTCCAGCCGAGGCGTTTCCCGCTTGAAGCACCAACGTATTCGCACTAATCGCCGGTGCCGCTGCAGGACTATCACTTCCCGCAAATAATTCATAATGTGTTAAACTTCCGCCGGTCGTAAAATTATCATAAATATCCGCCGGATTTACATAAACAATTTGCGAATTCACACTCACCGTACTCGCGGCCTTAACAACCGCATTTACGCTTCCCATTTGAGTTCTAT